ATCCGGAAAGAGGGTGGAGATGAATTGGGGCTGAGTTCCCGCCACGATCGCAAGGTGAGGGTTGCGGATTACAAGCTCCTCCTTTTGAGACCGTAGCCGCTCACGTATTGCAGGCCCACAGTTGTAGGCGTCGTTCACGAGCGACAGGAACTCAAGATCATGCTTCGAGAGCAGGGTTCCGAACTCCGGTACACAGATTGTTAGGGACTGATAAAATGTCTTGCTCTTGGTTTCGGGATTATCAAACTCCTTCATGATTTTCGGGTCGGCCAGCGTGTCGATCATGCCTTTACCTGTCATGCTTGTAGGGGCAAGATTGACCACGCCGGACTCCTCGATAATTTCACGAGCCGGAATGAGGGCTTGGTCTTTACCGACACCTGGGTTGGCTACCAGAAAGACATAGAGGTTGGGGTAGATTTTACCCCCGCTGAGATTCAGCCATACCCGGCGCTCGAGTGCACTGCTGATTGCAGCCAGACCTGCCCACCGTTTGAAAATATCTGGAGTTGGCACATCGGCCATATACTCACAGAAAGATTCCATCCAGCAGGTTAGCCTTCGCTTCGATAACTTCTGTACGCTGCCGGTTGTCATGCCCGTTGTACTCCATCAATCCGTCAGGGTTAGTGTCAGCCCAAAGCTTTTTCTTGGGGTCGTGTTTGCTCCAATTCCATCCAACGTCAGCTGTGCAAGGGATGATTACCTCACGGTCACGGGCTTTGAGGGGATGGGGCAGGAGGGCAAGAAGGAGCGGAATGATCTCGTCCTCAAGCTCTTCTTTATATTGGACTAGGATGGCGTCGTGGACCTGGGCCAGGAACTGAACCTGCTGATGGCCATACTTGTGCCAGGCTTTCCACATACCGAGGTTCATGAGGTCGCCGATGCTGGACTGAGGCATGTAGGCGATTGCCTCGCGGATTGTTGCATCATCGCCTGGTCTGCCAAAAAATATTCTCTTCCGTCCGAATGGATTGATGAGTGTCCGAGAAGTTTGGAGTGTACGGATAATCCACTCATGATATTCCGGGATTCCGGGGAATGCTCGGAAGTAGTTTTCTTGGAAATTCTGCATGAGGATGGTATCGACATTGAGCTGGCTTGCCATGTGGGCAGCCTTCCCGTAGTAGTTTGTGCCATGCCCGCCTCGCTTTGACATATCGCGGTGAGAGAAATGTCGGTAGAAAGGTAGGTCGGCAATGGCTCGATCTCCTTTCCCGTTATCATTAGGCCAGTCTAACTCAGGCCAAATCATTTTGCAAACAGTTGTGTGAAGGTCGCCAGACTCGCAAGCATCGAGATAGGCCGAGTCCCCAAAGAGGGCATAGATGAAGGCGGCGAGCATTCGGGACTCAGCCTGCTCCAAGTCGATGTATGCCAGCTTGTAGCCTGGGTCGGCCACGTACATTCGCTTGGCATACTCGTTCTGGTTCTGGAGATTCAGGCCCTCGTTGAATACGTTTTTGCTAGAGGAGAAGCGACCAGTCTCAGTGCCAGTGGCCTTGAAGCTGCCGCGCATTCTGCCGTCGGGACTGATGCGAGCCTCGAGTGCCTCAAGCTTCTTCTTGAGGTCTCGGCAAGTCTTTATGAGACTCACGAAGGGCTTGGCGTAGAAGTAGATTTTGAACTTCTCAAGAGCCTTGTCGTCCGTTGTCGGCTTCTTTCTGCCCTTGGCATAGACAGGCGGGAGCTTGAGGAAGTCGTAGAAGAACTCACCACACTGCTTGGGGGATTTGGGATTGAGGGGTTTGCCCCAAAATGCAATAGCGAGTTCATTCAGGTTGGCAAGCGCCTCGTCGAGCCGGTTCCGCGTGTCCTTGATAATGCGGGCTCGGGCAGCCGGATTGATCAAGATGCCTCGCACGGACATATCTACACAAATTGCCTGGAGGGCAAATGTAAAATCGTGGATTTGGCTGGTGTGTTTATCCAGCTTCGGGCGGAGTCTATCGACCAGCTCGTGGGTTATTAGACAGTCGAGCCCGTTGTAGATATAGTCAACCTCGCGCTGAGGGAGAGAGTCGAGATCGACCTCGGAGGTGTCATATACTTTCATAAGTTATTTATCCTTCTGAGCCTTGAAGCTGGCAAGTTGTTTCCACGCTACCTCGTCACAATACAGACTGCCTAGGAACCCGAGGTCTTTCGACATCTCAGGGTATAGGGCATGGTGGAGGCAGAGTGGGTCGCCCCGATAATCGACACTCTTTATCAAGAGAAGTTGGTAGAGCCAGGTAGCATCATACGTGTAGCCCTGACCTCGGATTTCAGTTCCGGGTCGCTCGAGCACGTCTCGGACAAAATTCCATACTCGAAATTCGTCCTCATACGACCAGTAGCTGTAGTCCTCTTTGCTCTTGTCGAGGATTGGAATGACGAGTACGTCCTCGTCGGAATAAGCAATTCCAATGTCTGTAATCTGCTTGCGGTTTGGTATTGTCTCGATATCGACTGTAGCAGCTCCGGAGCGAAATTCATCTTCGTAGGCCTGGAGGTCGTCGATAGTCTCGGCCACGTGGACACGCCGTGAGCGGATACGTCTTTCAGGAAACTCGGATTGACGAAACGCTTTTGCCACGTCAGCATTGAATATAGGCTGAAAAGAGGCGTTGGCAAAGATGGAACTGGGATTGTAGGTCGGAATGACCTTAAGGCCTGGGGCAAGGCGGCAATCGTAGAGGGCACCTCGCGCAGCTCCGATTCGATGCTCGCCCGTAAGAATGAAACATATCTCTGGGCCAAGGGCGAGGACACAATTGGGCCGGGCTGTTTGTAGCGCAGCTTGGAGTTCTGCAACGAAAGGCATAACTCCAGGGTGTAGATATTTTCCTCCAATAGGGCCAAGAAACTCTTTGTAAGCGGAAAATTCACTGGCATAGGGACTAGCCTCCAAATCTTTCTTGCTGTGCAGCCATGACTCGAACTTGCCGAGTGGAGGCAGGTGCGGGATAAGGAAAGTCTTGTGGGCGCGTAGGCCAGCCTGCTCTTGACCGGCCAACCGAAAGGCCTCGTTGAGCACCATCCCTGTGCCCTTCGAGTATCCTACGCCTGCCGCATAATCTTGTTGCGTCGGGCAGCGGCCAACAATCCACAAGGGACTTGACTTACTGCCAACCGGCAAGACTTTCTTGTGAGCGTAGGAGAACTTCATACTCATTCTCCCCCGTCTTTTGGAGCCAGGATGCGAGCTCCTCGGGCTGCGTAGTCTTTGTCACACTCAACTGCAATGCCCATCTTTGCCCCCAGCGATTTTGCGGCCAACATACTGTTGCAACTCCCAGCCGTGGGGTCAAGAATACAGGTCGTTTCGTCAACGGCCATTGTGAGAAAATGTGTGAGCATAGCGACTGGTTTCTCAGAGACATGTCCAGAGTCTCGGGTAGTAGGGCCGCTATAAGAGTCTGCCACTGGCTTGACGAGCTTTCGATCTCCGCGCGATGCAAAGAGCGCAGTTTCGTGAGTATGTCGAGGCCCTCGCTTAAAGTCAGCGAGTACTCCAGCATTATCGGACTTGTGCCAGATAAGATGGTGTGGCCATACTTTCCACCCAGCTCTTGATAGTAGATCAATAGTTTCGGCCTGATAGCGAGTGTTGTACCAGAAGATAAGATGCGCGCTGTCTGCGACAAGACTCGGCGTATTCTCGCAAAGAGCAGAGAGGAGCGCGAAGTATAAATCTTTGGAGTCGCCGTAGATAGAATGTTGTTTTGCATACTCGAAGCCGCTCTTGTCGTAGTCGATTCCGTAGGGGAAATCGCAATGGATGAGGTTGAAGCGAGGTCCGCTATACGCGCGAGCGAAGTCGATGAAGTCGCCCTGGCAGACAGAGAAGCCAGCGGAACCTGTGGCATGGAAAGTTGGGGCGGAGGGACGGAACTCGGTCGGGCTTGTATCGCCAGGCTGGCGCGGGGCTTTGTCCTTGTCGGCAGGTTCGGCCCAATTCTCTGCGGGCTCGGGGGCGGGAGTACCGCCCAGGACTCCAGAGACAATGTGCTCACGGAGTTCGTCGAACTCACGTTCCTGAATCCGCTCAATGACATTCAAGGCGCCTTTGAGACTGGTGGCCGCAAGTACAAGCTCATGCTTGGCGTCGAGATACTTGGCTGCGCGAAGATTTTGATAGACGGTTTGGATGCCCATGCTGAGTACGGTGGCCGTAGCCTTGGCCGCAACCTCTTCATCGTCAGTCTGCTCGGTGAAGGCATGGACACGCTGGACGCCAAGGGCAATTTCCTTCCAGTCCATGCGGCGAGCGCGAATATTTTCGGAAAGCTCAAGGGCCAGAAGTTCCTGCGGCGTGACGTTGTAGCAGAAGCGAACTGGGATTTTGTCCCACTTGGCCGTAGGCTCGATCTTGAGAAGCTGGTTGAGTTCGTAGGCGCCGTAGCGGTGGGCACCTGCGACAAGCCGATGAGTGTCTCGGTCTACGACAATTGGGTTGATGAGGTCCTCGGTACGAAACGCCGTAGCAAGCTCGTTTACGTGATCTTTGTCGAGGTTGAAGCGAAGCCTGTCCTCGGGCACGGTGATCTCTTCCAGAGGAAGAAGGCGGATTTTATTCTCGATAGGCATGGTGGGATTCTCCTGTTGGAAACAAAAAAGGGAGGAGGTATGATAGCCCCCTCCCCTTGCGCTGCAAGCCGTTAGGCTACGCCGAGATTACTCGTCGGCAGCGATGCTACGATCATCCAGCTTGGCGATTACGTCAGTCGTGCCCTCGATGGTTTCGTGGACGATGCGAGCAACGAATTGCTGGCTGGTTGCTTCCGGCAAGATTTCGCCGAGTGGGCGATCGTCGTCCTCGGACGTGATGCCGAGCAGAACACAAAATTCTTTCAAGCGCCACAGACTGTCTTCGGTCAGCCAGAAGGTCAGTTTCTGATTACGCTCGCTGGCGTTTTTGACCTGAGCCAATTCATTCTGATCAACATCTTCCTTGGCTTCAGTCATTTTGCAGACGAACTCAACGCCAGGAGTCTTTTTCCTGGTGGACTCGACGATGGAGAAGCTGGCAATTACCCAGACGTAGTGGCCCATGGGAAATGGTTTTGGCTTCTCGACGGCGCCGATGGATTTGCCAAGCAGGTGAGAGAGGTCAACTTGAGACATAGGAAATACTCCATTGGTTTTTGATGTAGGCTGGGCCTACGGTTTGCACTACATGTGAGGGCAGGCTAGATTATTTCTTACCTTGCCACTCGAACTTACCGTTCCCTTCTTGGGAACTCGACTTGCCAGCAGCTACTGCCTTCGGCTTATAGTCCGGGTTGGGCAGACTGCCTTTCGCGAGCCGCATGAACTCGGCATAGCCGGTTTCGATGGGCCACGACTCGGGCAATTTTTCTACGGGCACGAGGGCCTTTGTTTCCACATTCGATTGTGGGAGAGGGCAAATGATTCGTTTGCTGGATTTGCCGCTGCCCTTGCTCGTTACGTTCAGGATGGTGTTGAAGTAGCGAGGCAATACGCTCGACAAGGCTTTGCCCACAGTGGAGGGGTATCCGCGCAACAAGCCGCCGTTG